TAACAAATGTTTTATCTCCTTCTACTTTTTCAACTGAACCTGTACCATACATTTTTCCATCTTTATCATAAACATGTACTAAATCAAGATGGTCATTAATTCCCTCAGCCATCCTCATTTGTATTCTATCATAAATTTCTGGGTGTTCTTTTCTAATATGGGTTCTAACTTGGTTTCTTATTTGACGGATTTGATCATAAAAATCTCTAAATTTAGGATCATCCTTAGATTTTGAAGCAGTTCTTTTAGCTATGTCTACTAGATCATCTAATTCTTCAAACATTTTATCATACCCAGGTAATTGTTCTATTCTCCAACTAACTGCACCTGTGGTATCATCAATTTTATAAATGGTAGATTTAGATGTCCCATCTGGACTATAAGATACTTGGCCAACTTTAAAAGGTTCCCCTTCTTTACGTTCAAGTTCCTTTGCCGCTGCTTCAGGAGAAGCAGTTTTAGACATTTCTTTAAGTTTATACTTGTACTGCATTTGCTACTTTAATTTCTTTTACTAGTTCAAAATATTGTAACAAATCAACTAAATTGTCATTAGAAACTTTAGCTGTTTTATTTAATTCAACTAAATATTTAGCTACTTCCTGAATTTTAATTTGTGTAGCTTTATCTTTAACATTTTTATTTACTTCAGTTAGTGTTGATTTTAATTCTACTATTTTAGAATTATAAAAATCTCTTAATCCTGGAGTTGAGTCTACTGAATTAATAAACTCTTTAAGTACTTGTTTTTGTTCTTTAGATAAATTTTCATATTTAGAATTAAATTTTTCTAAAAGAACTTTATAAGTAAGTATTCTTAAATCTTTATCATATGTTTGAAATTCTTTAAGAACATCCTCTTTAACTACTTCTTCTTTAACTTCTTGTTTAGTCAAGTGTTCTAATAAAGTAATTTTATTTTCAATTAATTGATTTGAATCACTAGCTTCATCAGCATTATATCCTTCGATTAAGGTGTATAAAGCAGCTAATTCTTTATAATTTTTAATTTTAGAACCAAAGAAAACATCTAGGTTATAATGTTTTTTGATTTCATTAATTAAATTATATTTTTGTTTTCTTAAAGAAGCTCTATTAAATTTTTGAGACGATTCTAATATAGTAGAAATTACAATATTAGCTCTTCCTTCATTTAAAACCTTTGATTTTAAAATTGATTCGTATAACTTATACTCACGACCTAAGGAAGTTTTTACGAAGTATTCTTTTAATATACTTATTGCTGGAGAGTCCCCTCCTTTTAAAGTATCGGCAGTAATCTGACGCACTAAAAGCTCAAAAAGGATACCTGTATTCTTGTACTTGGAGTGTTTTATTTTCATTAAAAAATATATTTATTTATAAATATTAGAAAAGATTTATTCCTTTAATTGTTTTTCATCAAGGAGTGATGTATCATCTTCATTTTGCTCAAAAACTAACTGTTTTTTATTCATTTTCTTAAACATATCTTTGTTCTTTAAAAATGTAGTTTGAGCAGTTTCCAATGCTAATCCGCTTTTATTTGTATCTGTTCTACTATCTCTTGAATCATTTTTATCAGTATCTTTCATACGTTTAACACCTAAACGATCTTTTCCAAAGTTACTATCTTGTTTATTAATATTTGAAATAGAATCTTTAGGTCTTCCTAAATCAGCGTCTTCATTATATCCTGGGGGTACATTACCTGGGTCTGAATACATTCTACCCTTACCATATAATGAAGCTAAATCATGAGGAGTACCATATGATTTACCTGTTGCAACAGGATCATTTCCTTCTGCTTCAATTTGTGTTAATCTAAATGTTCGTTTAGCATCTTCTCTCATTAAATCTCTCATTTCATCATACTGATCTTCTGATAAATGATAAATGTTATCATAAATCCAATCAGTAGGCATGATTTTTTGTTCTTTTAATGTTTGAGCTAATTCTGTTTTAGATTTTAATAATTCAATTTTTTCTTGTTCAAATATAATTGATGGTGTTTGCATTGAAATTTCAAAATTAGTCAATGCTTCATCTCTATACCCTTGAGCATATAAGTGAACTAATGCAATTTTATTAAGCTCGGAAACCATAATACGTTGTAAACGTTCAATAGTACGAGCAAATCTAATATCTTCAGCGGCTAATGTAGCTTTACCTTCTGTAGTTTCATCATATCCTAAAAATGCTTTAGGAATTTTAAGTGCTGCAAATAATTTATCTCTTAGATATTCAACATCTTGAATACCATCATAATCTAATCCTTTAGTAGTTTCGATTTTTGTTGTAGTATCATTTCCACGAACGGGGATGTAGAAATCCTCCATCATGTTTTGCATGTTATATTTCATGTTATACTCACCTGTTTTTTGGTCTAAATAAGGAGTACGTTTCATGTTTGAAATAGTTTTTTGCATAAATGCATCTATTTCATTTGGAGGAATTGATCCAACATTCATATAAAAAATACGTTTTTCAGGAGCACGAGCAATTCTATGAATTAACATTGCATCTTCCATTAACGTATATTGTTTAAATAATTTTCTAGCTGGTTCAATATATGAACGACCATAAGGAAGATAATTAGTATCCCCAATTAATCTAAAGTGAGCCATTTCATAATTGTCAAAGAAAATACCATTTTCAGTTTGTGATCTATTGTTAGTAGAATACATTCCCGAACTTGGATTTACTAATCCATTAGGATCATATCTAAATCTTACATCAGATGGGTTTTCAGCGTTAAATCCTTCTTCTCTACTAATATGGTAAGCAGTATAAGGTATTACATTATAAACACCAAATTTTTCTGCTACTTCTAGTTTTAAGAAAAAATCGCCAAATTTAGACATTTGTCTAACCCATGCCCATAAGTTAAATTCAATATTTAATACATCATAAAATAAGTTATAAAGTATTTTTTGAATTGCTTCATTATTAGAACGAATAGATAATATTTCACCCATATCATTCTTTAATGTTGATTCATCAGCTATAATATCTAAAGCAGAGGCAATAATTGCATCTTGATCCATTACATCATATTCTGAATATAATTGGGGTCTTAAATATTGGTAATTAAAATTAAATTGAGCCCCATATAATGATGATGGGTTTGTAGAATATAAACGATTATATCTGTCAATTAATGAATTAGTTTGTAATTGTCCATTGGTTTGAATAGCACTACTATCTATTACTTTAATTTGGTCTCCACCAACGTTTCTAATAATTACGTCAGTTGAAAATAATCTTCTTAATCTACTAAATAAGCCTGTATCTGCCATAGTATATAGTTATTGTTATAAATATTACTATAAAAGCCAAGTAATATCTTCTTTATTTCCGTTTTGTGTATCAATATGATAGGGATTATCATTTCCACTAGAGAAATAACCACCTTGATACGCTGTTCTATTTACTTTTATATTATTTAAAGCATTTCTTGTAGCATCTAAACCACGTTGTCTTAACTTTAAAGCTGTATCCCTAATATACATTGCAATACCAAAAGACATAACTAAATCATCGTTATATCCTGATTGTGCTTCTGCTCTTCCATTACGCCAAATAAATACTTTCATTTCCTCTATCAATCTTTTGGATTGAATTGTTACTCCTTTATCACTAATGTATTCTTGAAATTTACCTACTACCATAGGTCTAGTCCTAGAAGACATTGTAAAACCAGCTACCATTTTGGAGTGGTCTTGATACTTATCAAAATACGAATCAGCATTTGGGGAGTCACTCCTTTGTGAATAGTAGAGATTAGGATATTGTCTGTCAATAGCAACTTGTATAGTTGCCCAACCAATATTAGCATTTTCTATTACTAACATTGCTTCATTATATTCAGTAGCTAAGCCAACTAATAAATGCCCATAATCTTTAGTACCAATTTGACCTTTATATTCCGCTACTTGTACATTATTAGCAACATCAATTACATGGCATGCTGAATAGTCTTTTCCGTCTCCTCTTGAAACATCCGCTACTACAATATAATCTCTAGTATAATCAGGTGATTCCC